TGTTATCACCCTCGGGAAGTACAAAGACCCGAAGAGTCCGGAAGAAGAAATGCTTAGAACAATAAATGTTCCTAAGAACAAACTACCCGGCAACGGTCCTCGCTCTGTTGAATCAGAACGACATGGGCAGTACTTGGTAAACATTGACCCCGTACACGCTAGATTTGAGTAACCACTACAAGGAGAAATGATGATTGAAACAATAGAGGACAGGAAAACCATGACCTGCCCTACTTTTATTGCTGTTGATGTTGAAACAACACTTAACGGTAACGAAGATATAGGACTAGCTCATCCTATGAGCCTGGACAACAGAGTTGTAGCGTTTGGTATCACTGATAGTCATGGTGATGGGCACACCTATTATGAACGACCTGATGGATTTAAGTATGCTCTAAACGGATACACACCTTACTCAGTCTTCTGTGGTCACAACTTTTCTTTTGATATGTTGTACCTATTCAGAACTGATCCTGAAATGAAAAGGCTTATTCAAAAATCTAAAGTATGGGACACACAAATTGCAGAGTACATACTAACTGGGCAACGTAGTAAGTTCTCTTCTTTAGATGAATTAGCTATAAAGTACGGTTGTCCATTAAAAGATGACAAACTTAAAGCGTATTTCCAAGCTGGTCTAGGCAGTGAAAAGATTCCCAAAGAAGAGTTGTTGCCATACCTTGTGCAAGACGTAGAAGTTACTTGGCTTATTGCGCGTAAACAATGGCATGAAGCAGTTAGAGCAGGGCAATTAACTTTGATTGAAACTCAGATGGAAGCTTTACAAGCAACCACTGAAATGATGTTCAATGGCCTACACATTGACAAAGAAGCACTGGCTGCATATACAGTAGAAGTAGTTAACGAATATGTTGAAGTTAAACTCAACTTAGAAGCACTAGCCGTTGGTTTGCTCGATGACATCAATAGTCCTAAACAATGGTCTCAGTACTTCTTTGGTGGTACTAAGAACATTATGGTCAAAGAAGAAGTTGGTACTTACAAGAACGGCAACACTAAGTACAAGCTTATGCCTAAAACACTAAAGCTACTACCAGCAGTTCATTACACACCTGATCCTGACAAAGTAAGTGCTAAGACCAAACAAATATCTGTTGATGACTCTGTTCTCAATGACATGCTTGATCACACGTTTGATCCCAAAGTAAAAGTAATCATCAATGCTCTGCTCAAATATCGTGAACTCTCTAAGCAGCTATCGACGTATGTGCAAGGTCTTTCCAAGCATCTAATTGGTGACTTTATACATGGCAAGTTGAATCACACAGCAACTGTGACAGGTCGCTTGTCTTCAACTAGTCCTAACCTACAAAACATCAGCAACAATCCTATCAAGCAGATATTTACATCTCGCTTCGATGGCGGCTACATTGTCGAGGTGGACTTTAATCAACTAGAAGTTGTAGCACTTGCTCACGTTACTGGTGATCATCAATTGATTGCTGACATCTCTGGTGGTGCTGATATCCACAGTGCTTTGTACAAAGATATGTTTGGTCGTATGCCTACCAAGGAAGAGCGTAAACCCTTCAAGGCTCGTACATTCCAGCTTATCTATGGTGCAGGTGCTAAAGCTATCTCTAAGCAAGCTGGGTGCTCTTTAGAAGAAGGTAAGAAGTTTGTTGATGTGTTCTATAACCGCTATCCACAAGTAGGTGCGTGGCACAAAGACTTTGCAGCGATAGTAGATTCCAAAGCAAAACACCTTCGTGATAGTGAAGGTTCATTGGAAAAGTTTCGCACTTGCGTGCATACTACTCCTACTGGTCGTAAATTTGTTTTTACCGAATACTACAGTGACTCAAGTTGGTCTCCTAGCACTTACAATTTTTCTCCCACAGAATTAAAAAACTACCCAATTCAAGGTTTGGCTACAGGCGATATTGTTCCAATGATGCTAGGTATCATCTTTCGACAATTTAAAGATCGCAAAGGCGTATTGATGTTAAACACAATCCACGACTCGTTGATGTTTGACGTAGAAGGAAAAGAGTTGATTGAATTTATCTTAGATATACAGGAGGTTTTAAGAGACACACACAAATATTTTCAACAGACATTCAAACACCCGTTGGCCCTCAAGCTCAATGCAGGGGCATCTTACGGATTAAATTGGTATCAAATGGAAGAAGTTGATTAAATGGCAATGATGAATGGCGTTGTGGAAGCCGTATCCACTAAAGATGTAACTACAAAGTTTGGCGTAAAGCCAACGTACTCCATGAAAATCAATGGAGCTTGGGTTAAATGTGGTTTTAAGAATCCTGGAGTTGACGTTGGTTACACAGTTGATTTTGATGGAATTGCAGGTACCTATGGTCTTGAGACTAAAGCAGTGAACATTCTTTCTCGTGCAACAGCACAACCAGTAGCAGCAGTTGCAACAGCATCTGTACCAGTACCTACTAAATCTTACGGTGGTGGAGGTGGTTACAAAGACAAAGTGTTCCCTATCCCCGCTTTACATGGTGATCGTGCAATTGTTCGTCAAAATGCTTTAGCTCGTGCTAGTGATCTTTATATTGCTGCTAGAGGTGGTAAGCCTTTTGAATTGGAAGCATCTACTCTTGACTTGGTTATTAGCTTTGCTCGTAAGTTTGAGGCTTACACTGCTGGTGACTTAGACATGGCAGAAGCTTTGAAAGAAGATACTGCTGATGAACCTCAATTTTAAAAGAAAGTACACATGGAAACACAAGTAAAACCCAAGCGTGGTCGTCCTGCTAAAGTTAAACCAACAGACGCAAACATTAAAGTCCCAGTTAATGTATTACATGATCGTATTAACAATAGGTTCAAAGATGCTTATGGATTTGAACTAACTCAACCACAAGCCCATGCGTTTTTATTGCACATAATCGACAGGATTGAACTGTAGGTTTGTAAAAGCTTAAACTTTTATGGGGTCACAAGATAACTTGTGGCCCTTTTTAACAGAAAGGACTTAGATATGGTGACTAAAAAAAATGGTAGAACTACTCTTCCTGATGAACCAATTAATCTTTATTGCTTTTACATCATCACAGAAGATGGCAAAGAGATTCAGTGGACACACCTAAAAGAGATTGCGGCTTTTCGTATGAATCGAACTACCCAGTTCAATGCTCCTAATAACATTCTAAAATTTGGATGGAAAAGAATGACATGAAAGCTTTAATAGATGGTGTAGAAACACTTTTTTGCAAAGCTTGTTATGGGCAAAAACCTACACATAGTTTTCATAAAGACTCTTCATCGACTCGTGGGTATGCGTACTACTGCAAACTATGTGCTACAGAAAAGTCTCGCGTATGGCACACAACTCACAAACATGATGTTGCTTACAAAGCAAAAAGACAGAATTCTTACTTCAAAACTAAGTACAGCGTTAGCAAAGAAGTTAGAGATCAGATGCTTGTAGAGCAAGATAACAAGTGTGCCATCTGCCGTGTAAGTCTTAGTACTGATGGTGGTCACACACATACTGATCACAATCATCAAACAGGAAAAATCAGAGGGATACTCTGTACCAACTGTAATCGTGGTTTAGGCCACTTCAAAGATAGCGGTGATAACTTACAAGCTGCTATTGAATACTTAAGGAAAAGCATATGAAGGCGCTCGTGGATGGGGACATCGTTGTTTATAGAAGCGCAGCAAGTGCAGAAGAAGAAGAACAGTGGGTTGCCCTGGCTAGAGCAGACAAGCTCATGCAAGACATCCTCGAAGACACTACAGCCACAAGCTACCAAGTGTTTCTTACTGGATCAAACAACTTCCGCAGAGAAATTGCCCCTAGTTATAAAGCTCAACGACCAGACGCCCGACCTAAACATTGGACAGCAGTACGAGAGTTCTTAATAACACAACACAAAGCAATGGTTTGTAATGGCTACGAAGCTGATGATGAGATGGGTATTCAACAAGACAAGACACACAAGACAACTGTTGTCTGTTCTATTGATAAAGACTTGCTTCAGATACCTGGCAGGCACTACAACTTTGTAAAGAAAGTATTTCAAGAGGTTACGTATGAAGAGGGGTATAAATTCTTGTACATGCAAAGCCTTATTGGAGATCGCAGTGACAACATCTTTGGTGTTCAGGGTTTAGGCCCAGTCAAGGCTGCTAAAGCCTTAGAAGGACTGCTTCCAGAAGAGTATTACGACAAGTGCAAAGAGCTTTACAACGATGACGAAAGGTTTCATCTCAATATGCAACTGCTCTACATATGGCAAAAGCCCAATGATATGTGGATGCCGCCGACAACATCCCGCGAAGCGGGGAACAACGGCGAAGCCGAACATCTCCAAGGAACTGCCCCCCACGGGGCAGGCTCCGATGGAGCAACAGCAACATGAAACCGAGGCGGCACCTAGAAGCAGCTTACAAGAGTGGTCTTGAAGCTAAGTTCCAAGAGCAAACCAAAGCTCTTGGCTATGACCTACCTTATGAGATTGATCGCATTAAGTACGTCATTCCAGCAAGTAAACACACATACACACCCGACTTTACTATTACAGAAAATGTGTATGTCGAGACAAAAG